ACAAAAACATCCGGTATGCCAATATAGCGCAATCCGAACCGAAGCAATTAATAAATCAATTCAAAACAGACCGGGTGCGAACTGCAGCAATAAATATTTGTTATCAAATAAGCGATATATAAGTTATTTAAAGCAAAGTTCCAGAACATATGAATGCAAAACATACCAGCAACTTGGTTATTCAATGCGAAAGTAAAAGAGTTAACAGAATTAATAAAAAAGCACTTACATTAATTTGTAGGTGCTTTTTTATTGTTCGCAAAAGTACGAGGTTGGTTCTTCCAGTCCTTGCTTTTTTCTATCCATTTCTTACTTTCAGAATTATATCCGGCAGGTAATTTATCAACTTCATTTTTACTTTTCGTATCAGGTTCGCCCCCACCCAATATTTTATCCAAGTCCTCATCAAGTTCTTCGCGCGACTTCAAAACAGTTAAGGACAAACACCGACAATTGACGTGCCATTTGTGCGTAAATTTGAAATCTTTCGGGTATAAACCCTGTAATTTGTCGCAGGATATGCCCCCGGCGTCGTCACTCGCCTTATGCCTCGGGCTTGTTACTATCTTAACCCCCACGACAAAGTCCTGCTGCTGCCGCTTTAAATCGCTGCTACCTTCATAGCTGAAATTGGTTTCATTCGCCGTTAATCGCAAAGCGTTTTTGTAGCTGCTTCGGTATACGCCCCGCCCCGGGTTGTACGCCTTTGCCGCTTTGGATAGCCTAAGTTCGTCTGTCGCCTTATCACGCACACGTCGAAATAACCGTTCAGGCTCGTTCAGATATTGCCTCACGCTCTTTGTCATCGTTACGGCGCTTTGCCCTCTGCCAATACCTATTTCGAGAGCCAGTTCCAATTCATTTTTTAGTTGCCTTGTATTGCGCCAAACTCTATCGGATAAGTTTAGGCCGTTTTCTTTTCGAAAAATAAAGTTTCGGCGGGCTTGCGCGTTGGTCGAAAGATATTCATTTCTATACTTTGCCGGAATGCTGTCCATATCTTCGCCGTACACCCAGTCTGCAACTTCGTTATTCTTTTCAATAGCTAGGTCCCATTCACTCGTAGCCGCCGCGACCGTGCCTGAGTATACGTTACTGTACAACTCTTTTAATAATGCCTTCACCTTCCTATTTACGCTCGAGTGATTACGAAAATAAAATTCACCATTCGAGTTCAAAGGTAGATTTTTGGATACATCGACAACTGACTTAATCACGTCCAAGTAATAACGCCTGATTTGTTTTGCGTATTTTTCCAGATTAGCCGCGTGTTTTGCGTCGTATTTTCGCTGTGAGGGTACTGCCATAGTAGCGCAAATTTACGGCTTTTATTGCGAAATAGCCAAAAAACGACGTGATTTTTATAAAATGTGTTATAAAACACAACCGCTTTTCATGCGTGCAACAAGTAAGCCATTACGCCACAATCAATTACGAGCCAAAAAATAATTATCAAAGTACTTGCAAAAACGTTAAAATAACGTTATCTTTGACGTAAGTTAATCATCTAAAAATAACGACATCATGACAACTTTAGAAACTTACATCGCGGACAACAATCTTGAGAGTAGCAAAGAAGTTAAAAATATAAGATTACTCTTCAATGAAGCAGTAAAAGTATATAGAGTCATGAAGTCAAAAAATAGGTCAGTTACAGACCATAAAAACGAATCGGTTAATTTTTTAGCAGCGTGCGCCGCTAATTTAGTTGATTCGCATAGGTTCAAATTGAACCAAGAAGTGTTTAATTACAGGTGGGTATCCGAGACAATGGCGCAATTATTAAGAGACGAGCCAACGGCTCAGCCCGCGCCTTGGATGTAATAATGAATTTAATATTAATCTTACTTTAAAAAAAATTATCATGAGCAATTTAGACAAGTTACAATCTTCGAAAAAAAGTCTATTAGGAGAAAAAAGAGAGTTATTAAAAAAAATAATAGATATCGAATTTTACGCATCCTTATCAAATAAGGAAAATGCAGTCGGTATGGCAGAATTAAGAATCTCTGTAATTGATGAGAAACTACAACAAATGAAGGAGATTGACTGCCCTTTCAATCCCGAATTGTCAGAATTTGACATTTAAGACTTAAATAAATTAAACTTTACAAGATAATGAACGGAAAAATAAAAAAGGCTATCATAAAAAAATTTGGGAACATTACAGCGTTCGCAAATGAGTATTGCAATCGAAATTATAAATTATGGATTGCTTCGCTTGATAGCGATATAAAAAGGCATAATGGAAAGTTAGGGCCTATTGGATACGAATTGAAAATAATTAAAAAAAATCAATATGAATTACGCGAAGGAAATAAAAATTAGGGAAGAAGCAAACGGGCTACTCCTAAATAAGCTGACCTGGATAAAAAAAGAAATCAAAGACGGAGTAGACGTAGAACTAAATAAGTTACGCATCGGCCCTATTTTGTTTAGCGTATTCGCTAATAACAAGTTAATTAACGAATACAGAAAGATGTTAGCCCCCAAATAGGGGCTTTTTTTATATCGCAAAATTCGCGCCTGTCGCTTGTTCTGTTTCTATCGCTTCAACCTCCTGAGCCACATCGTCAACCTCCCCAAGTATCGCTACCTGAGTAGACAAGCTCATCGCGCCCGAACCTAAACTAACATATTCAGCATTATCCTTTTTGGTTCGTAGTGCGTACGGCCTGACCTCGCTACGAATAGAAATCTGGTCGAAAGCTGCCGAGTATTTTGGGAACATTATTTTACAAAACCCTTTTACTATTTCGAGCTCTTTGTAAAACATCTTTTCCCATTCTCCCCCCTCATCTTTTGCTTTAGCTTTTGAATCTGCAAATACCAATTCTTTGTTGTCCGCACTGCTATTCGCCTTTAACATATTCGCAAACGAAGTATCAGGTATTTGGTTCATTTCAAAAAATGCGTTTCGTATCGCTTCTGTTTCTGAATTTACGGCTTCATCTGCGCCTTTCCATGTAACATCTTTGAACGCTCCGCCCTTGCCTACCTTGATTATACGCCTCGAATCCGTTGTCTTAGATTCCGTCATAACCTTAACCATTTTCGCATCCACTTCGCCGTAGTCGAGTGTGAAAGCCGGCACCATGTTTCTCTTAATGTGCAAATTTCGGTAAGAGTGTATTTCCTCCACTGCCTCGACTAAATTAGTGCCTGCTTTGCCACCCCAAGATGGCTTTTTTGCCCACGTGTGGACAACCGGAAAGACTTCTAACTGTTTCGGGCTACCATCTTCGATAGTCCACCCGTTATCCTCTACATAGTGCCGAAATTCTGCCTTATCGGTATACGAATAGACAAGAAAATGCCCGCTGTTGCTCGTATCCGTGTATTCTATACCGATTGAGACGTACTCACCGTTGTCGTCCACATTTGCGTAAATAGTGTACCCGTCTTGTGCCGAATAAGTGCGATGCGCCAATTTCTTTGAAGTTGTTTCGCCCTTTACAATGTCTTCGCGGTCGTATGTCCACCAGACAGTCACGAACTCACACGCGGCGTTTAGGTTTTTGCAGCGTTCAATATTTTCGCCGTCAATACTGTTTTTCGTCCTGTAAATTTCCTCCAAAATAGCAGAGGCCTGTTCTTCGGCTTGTACTTCGCTATTAATAGAATATTTGCGAAGTACGGGCGTTGTGAACATAGCCTGAGCGAGCCTCCGGGTTGTTAGCCCCTGTAAATCGAGAGCTATACGGCGGAACTCGTCCACACCGTTCTCAATCTTTGACGGGTACTTTATAACGTCAAAAATTGAATGCTTTAGTGGGTCAAAATCTTTTTCAAGGTCTGACCACTTCGGCACGTTAAAACTCGAAACCCTTAGTGCCTCGACGGATTGTGCGGGCTCTAATGCGAAAATTAATTTTAATTCATCAGCGGTCATGGCCTATTTATTTTTTAAGTTTTAGTAAAATTTCGTTAACCAAATCCTCCTTGGATATAAAGTCGTCGGCTTCGATGTCAATGCCTTTCTCTTCAATCAGTTTGTGTAAACCCTCTTCGGATAGATTCATTAATACCCGTTTGCCGTCTTCGACTTTCGGTTGTTCTGCTTGCTCACCCTCAATTTTTTTAATCAGCCAAGCGGCGTCATTTTTGCGTGAAACCGCACAAGGCTTTCCAAATTTCGCGGCGTACTTTTCGCGCAAAATTTCAATCTCTGTAAGCGGTTTTTCAGGGCTTATCCTTACTATTTCATTTTCCTGAACTTCAAAAGCGTTACCGTCCTCTCGCGCTATGTAGTACGATATTTTTTTTGTGCTAAAGTCTTTGCGTGTCGCAATAACTTTAACCTCTTCCGTGCCATATTTTACAGCATCGTTTTTTTTAAATTTTGTGTTCATCGATTAATCCTCTTTAACATTCGTTTTGCAAAATTGCCTGTATAAACTTTTACAAATTTACCAATAATTATTTTAAGTTCAGGAGTTTTTCCCCTTTTCCAAATTGCTATTTTCATGAGAACATTTTTAAAGCTTGTTCATAAGCATCATCCGCAACGCTTGTATCAATTACATTCTTACCTGATAGTTTCTTAATCGCCAGGTACCGCATCGGGTCAATACAGTGATTAAAAGCGTCAATAGGCTTGTTCAATAATTTGCCCGTTTTGTCTCTATCATAGCAGTATTGGCGAAGTTCTTTAATACAATTAGTACTCCTTTTCGTAATCAGCATATCATATTCCTGTAATACGCTTATCCCAAAATTAATTGAATCCGGACCCTTTTCGGCGGGTTCTAATGTGAACCCATACGAGTTAATTTCGTCTATACTTTTCGGCTCAGCACTTTCAGCGATAACAGTGTCCAACATTTGCACGCCGTTTGCTTTTAAAAGCCTCGCCATATCCCCATTTTTGAGGCCTTTCAGATAGAACTCTTCATCCCAAATCAGCCTATTATTCCACTTATACGCCGCCATTAGCGTTGATGGGTCGTTAGTGTATCCAAAATCCATACAACGTCCTATAAGTTTCGCGCCCTGCGGCACCGAATCGATTGTCTTCCAATTCTCGAAAATTACCCCCTCCAAAGACCCCAACAGACCCAGTCCATACACTTTCCACCAATTTGCCCAGTATCCGTTTTTTATGTTGGTTGGGTCGAATAAGTTAGTCTTATTTGGGTCGTAGAAGCCCTTGTAAAGGGCTTTTTCTATTTCTTTTATTATTGAGCCCGATAAAGCTTCATTATCTTTGTATGTTAGTGTTAGCCAGTCCGCGTCCACATCATCCGCAAGCTCTTTGTGCGCCCAAAATTCATTTGACGGGTTAAAGTCAAGCCATATTTCACCGTCAGTTCTTATCGCTAACTGGTGGTATGTGTTGAAACTAAGATTATTGCACTCGTTAATGTATAAAATATCCCTACGCGGTCCCCTAACTTTTTGCTCCGTGTCCGCTGAGAAAAATTCTATATACGAACCGTTTGCAAACGTGTATGTTAATAGTGTTTTATGCCACCTTTCCGGGAAGAACCTGTTAGTGTCCTTCATGACTTTTAAAAAGTCCTTCATTGCACCTTTACGCAGGTGCGGAATAGATTCTGCTACAATAGAAATTGCTAAGTCGGGCGTGCTTGCCGCACGGTCAATCAATACAGGTATTATGCCGTATGTTTTTCCGGCAGACGTTCCACCGGGAACTACCTTAACACGCTTTCTAAGGCGACGAAGTTTTTTTATAGCGTTAG